TCACCAAGGTTTGAACCGCCTGGCAAAGTTGTAATCTCTGTACCTCTACCACCTTCTCTACGAGGCAACCAGAAGTCTTCCAACATTGACATATGATTTCTATCATCTCTGATTTCACCAGTTCGTGCATCGTAAACCATCTTGTTTCGATAACGATTCATCACATCTTTTAGATATGATTCTGCTTTCATCTTTGGTAGATTACCAACGTCAATATAAAATATACGTCTTTCAGGCGCACGAGAGATACGATAGATAACTAAAGAATCCTCAATCATACGCAACTGATTGACAGGTTTAATTGCTTTGTTTAAATGTGAAAGTACTGTACCTTTACCCATGTCAACAAGTCCAGAAGGAGCATAACTGATTGAATCATCAGTAATCTTTACGCCTTGTGATGCACCTGTTGGTGAGTCCCAGCCTGATTGATTGAAGAGATAGTAGGATTCTATCTTTGCAACAATGTCCATACCCGACTTCTGATCTTTTTCTTTTTGGGTTTCTCGTACCTTCTTAATTTTACGAGGGTCAATATATCGAACTTCCTTAATTCCCTTACGAGGATTTTTGGGGTCGATAATTTTATGATAGTAAAGTCTACCATCAACGTACCATCGTCTGAAAATTTCGTGTCCCTTTGCATTAAAATCTAGTAGGTGTAGGATTTCATGGAATTCCTCACGAACTTTTGTTTTAATTTTAGGGGAGACTTTTAAACGATCTAAAGAGATGGATACTGACATATCCCTCTCATCTGAAACGATTGCTTCATTTGTGATATCTTCAATAGCACTATCACACTCTGGTTGTTGTGCAATGTCACGATATCTTTTAATTAATTCAATGTCACTTGTGTCACGACCATCTAGATCTAAGACAGACGCATAGTGTCCACCACCTGATACTATATCAAGAGTGCCGTCATCAGAAGCGGGGGCAGTGAATCCATCACTGCCTCCGTCCTGTCCTGATCTTGTGATCTTGAAACCGAAAAGTTCCGCCATACTATAATTCTCCTAATTTTACCTTACTATTTAGTAGGTTTAAAAAGGTGGATTATACAGAAGATGCAGAGAAATCAGTGTATCTCCACGTTACATCAAAGGTTTCAACTTCACTTACTGTGTCATAAGACAATTCGATTGGTGCTACAACTGTAGGCCAGCAATTCTTTAGTGTATAAAACTTCAGAAGATTGTTGTCTCTATCAAGTTGTTCAACTCTCATCTCTGCAAAGTAATCGGATGGATTAGTAACACCTGTACTTGTTTCCAAGTCATTGATACCACTCATCCATCTTTCCATTGAGTTACGAAGTCCAAAATCGGTTTCGTTGATGATTGTAGTTGTCCACGTTTCAAATTCTCTGTCACCAGCAAGATACAGTGTTCTGCCCCTAAAAGGAATAGGAAGTTCTGTAATTGTTTGCCCTGGCAGACTTGATGCCTTAATCAAGAAACTGGCACGATCTGCATCCAATCCGATTGCGATTGCCGGAGCAGTCATTACGACTTGGAACTGATTAGCTCTGGCGCCGCCGCCAGCGATATTTGCTTTAAAACTGTTTATGTTTGAAATACTCATATTAGCCTCCTACCTCACTAAATGACACGCCGGTTCTCACCGCCACAAAACTTAGTGTGATAAAGTTAATTGAACGTGCTGGTTTGATGTAGATATCTGCAACAAACTCATTTCTATCAATAACTTCACCTGTGTTGTTTCTTTCATCACAGACTACTGAGAAGTCCGTAATACCTCTACGTCCTTGTACGTCTCTCAAGAATGGTTCAACCATATTTCTAAACTGTGCTTGTGTGAAACCATCATTGAATTCAAACAATTGATATTTCGCAGCAGTAGCGATTGCTTTTTCAAGAACAAGGAACAATCTACGGACGTTAATCCTGTCGAATGCACTTGGGCGAGATAGAGCAGTTTTATCACCAAAGAGTACAGTACCTTGGCCTGGGAATGTGACAACTGGGTTGACACGAGCAGGATAAAGAATATCTCTTTGTGGTTTAGTTGGGTTGTATGCAAGTTTAACTGCACCACGAACCTGTCCTCTGTTGTAACCAGCTGGTGAGAACCAAGGGTCAGCAACATTGTCTGTGTTCGCAGCAAGTCCAGCCATATCACCGTTCAAAGGAACGAAGCGATATACGTCTGAGTACTTATCGTACATATACTTGTATCCAGAATCGAATACTGCATATGAAGAACTAGCAAGTCCATCAAAGAAACCTTTGACGTTTGTAGTTTGAGTAGCACCAGAAGTTACACCAACAACATCTGCCCTACGAGGGGAGATGAATGCAACCATATCTTTTCTTGTCTCTGCAAGGTCGATAATAGCAGCAGCGTGTGCAGTTCCGTCTGTACCAGCGGGTGATGTACCAGCCATAATTAAGTTAACATCAACTGTTTCAGTATCAGCAAACTGGTCATATGAAAGTGTTAATTCACCTACAGATGCAGTAAGGTCATCTTGTCCGATTGACAAAGTGTCAACGTGTGGAAGATGTTGTGCATCAAATACTTTATCAGTACCAGCAGATGTAAGGTTTGTACCCCAATCTGTTGCACCAGTAGCAGGGTGATCCATCCACCAAACATGAGTAGAAGCAGTGTTCACTACGTTTGGATAGAATGCAGTTCCACCTTGTGGTGTTTTTGCATTTGGGTGTTTTGACAAGAATGCGTGTGTTTCGATAATTGCATTACCTCTGTTTCCAGCAACATCAATGTCGTAACCAGTGATTTCACCAGTTGTGTCATATACTACAACGTGCAATTCGTCTTCAGCAGTAGATAGTCCTTGTGTAACCGCCCAAGCAGATGTGCCTGGAGCAGAATAAAACAAGTCATAGAACTTCCAACGTCTACGGATAGTTGTGTTGTCTGCGATTACAGAAGCAATACCACCACCATTTGGATTGTCTAATTGACGAACAGTAAGAACGTGTGTTGCAATTCCAGTAACTTCATACTGTTGACCTGATTCTTCTTGCAAGAAGATAATATCTCCTACTGAAAAAGCAGTACCGTCATCTACAGTAACAGTTGTGTCGCCAACTGCTAATGCACCAGCAACTTGGTTACCAGAACCTAGTACTTCTTCATATGCTTCAGCAGAAGCACAAACTGATACACCAATTGAGTTACCCCATGCGCCAGGATACTTAGAAGCCCAAGAACCTACTGAACCAGAACCATCTGCATAGTTATCGTCATAGAATTGATCGTTTGTTATTTTAAGTCCTAGTTTAACTACTACGTTGCTTGAACCAGCAGCGGGTGCTGAACCAAACGTGATTGTAGTCGAACCATCGACTGTAAAGTTAGTTGTTTTAGTGCCTGCAATTGTTACTTCTAATAGGTCTGCATCAGATACCGCATTCGACATTGTGAATGTTACAGCTGATCCATCTCCATTGAAAGTTCCGATTGTTGCACCACCGTTTGCTACAGCGTTACGTGCTCCGTTATTCACACGAATAACACGAAGTGCGTTGCCATAGTCTAGAAAGTTAGCAGCAGTGAACCATGTTTCAAAGTTACTTGAATTTGGTTTACCGAAGAACTGAACGAGTTCCTTCTCACTTCCAACTGGTATGATTTGATCCATCGGCCCTCTTTCGAAGACTCCAGCCAAACCACCAATTGAAGTTGCAAGAGCAGGAACAACATTAGTCAGATCAACCTCTTTTACGAGTACGCCAGGTGATACTTGAAATGCCATCTCTTTTTTCTCCTTTGTGGATTATTCAATAATTTAGTTATTTTCAAACTTACAATTATATTTATAAAAAACTAAGTTTACACTTTTGTCTTTTATAGGTTCTGCGGCACATAAATAATACTATGTCGGAACACTATCAGAAATACAAAGACACCATTAAGAAGGTATCACAACGGAATTACAGGGCTCGTAAGATATGGGTTAATGAATATCTTGGTGAAAAGTCCTGTCATTACTGTGGCGAATCTGAAACCGCCTGTCTCCAGTTTTATCCTTACGAGAAGGATATACGCAAACTAACAAAAAGAAAGGGTTTAAATGAACAATCAAGAACAGAGGTTAGAAGTCTAATCAATGAGTCTAAAGTTGTTTGTGCAAACTGCTTCCTTAAGCTAGAAAACGATATTATTGATATTATGTAGGGTTTCTGTAATCTCTACCAATCAGAATCGTAACTACGAACCACTGGACTCCAGCGTGTACCATATTCATCTATAATGGTTTCTCCATATGGAGACTGTATACCATCATCCATGAATCCAAATGGAGCCATGTCCTGTTCTAGTTGATTCTGTTGTTCTGAGTACATCCTAGCACGGATATCATCGTCTGTTAACTCTTTGAAGTATGTTTGTTGTACTAACCATCCGAATATAACACAACACATCGCCAAGTCATCTGAGTGTCCGTCTTCTGCTTCGTAAGACTGTCCTTTAAGTATAAAGGTAGACCACTCATTAATAAGTTCATAATCATTGACAATAAGTTTGTCAGATTCAATAATTTGTTTAATATTAGAACAACCCATCTTTTTGACGGCCTTTGTTGTTCTTACCCCCAACTGCGCTTTTCCTCCACTGAAGCCACCCCCAACGACTTGTCCCGCTCGACCTCGCATGCTTGCCATTATAAGGTTCTCATACTCCAAGTCAAACTGTAGAGCAGTTGCAACTTGTTCGCCGATATCATTTACCTCAACTAAGACGTAAGCTTGATTATAAGCGTTAGCAACATCGTAAATGATGTTAGGGTATAGTAGTGGTTTAATCTCGTTATTACGATACTTTGCAACAATCTTATAGGGTACTGTCGTTACATCAAACACAATAAATGCTGAGTAGTCATTCTTTGTACCTCTAGCAACGTCTGCAATAATAACATATGTGTGTTTGGGGTCTGGACGTTCATGCATATCCAACCCAGCATTTGATGTGAGTGGATTATGGAACGCCATTGTTTTAATCTTTGCAGAGTGTATTAGCGTATTCGAAGAACCTAAGAATTCACATTCAAACTCTCGTTGAAACTGTTCTAAAGATGTGTTCGCAATAGTCTCTTCACGCCACTTGTCATCTCTGCCAGGTACTTGACTCCAGTGAACATCTACGATATTATATGAATTACGTTTGTTCTCTGCATCAGTCCACAACTTGTAGAACATGTTCATACCATTTGGAGTTGATACGATAACAACTTTAGTAGACTTACCAGATGATATTGTTGGGTATACCGAACTAAAGAAGTCCTCTGCAACATTCTGTGGAACGAATGCAAACTCGTCTAGGAACAGCATATTGTAAGAACCACCACGAACAGCAG